ATCAAAAATAAAAAATCCACCTTCAGCTCCCATCCAATATACAGCACCATTAATAAAAACTGCTGCGTGTTGACCAATACATCCACAATTTGTACCAACCTGTCTAACACTAAATGTAAATGGTGGACCAACAAATTGAATTACGTATGCAGCGAGATCGGTTAAAACAAATACATAATCTTTACCTTGAAGGGCTGCTCTAATCTCATTACCTGTATCTAATCTAAACGTTCCTGCTGTATTAGTAGCTGTAGGTGCATAAGTATTTAAATCTTCTTGATCAGAAAATCTTACAAACATTGGATCTTGTGTTGTAGTGTCACCAATAGTTGTTTCAGTTCCAAAGTGAAATAAGTGTCTATCTCTATCTGAAGTTAGTGTAAATCTAGTGGCTCCAGGATTATTTGTAGTTTGAAAATTAGTTGTTGTCTTAGACGCTCTTTGAGCTCTAGGATTAGTAGCGCTAGCATCCCATGTAAAAGTTTCTCCATTAAAAATAGTTGCAACTAAAACTTGACCAAAGTTATCAAGGCTCCAGTTTCCTGGATCTAGAGTTACTGTGCTTGTACCTCTAGGTGTATTCCAAGTACTATCACCCCATGTTGACGTACTCCAACCAAAACCTGTTGTTTGCGTTCTTGGTCCCACGATAACATAAGGATTAACTGTTGCAGCTCCGGCTGCAGTCATACCTGATCCTCCCTCATTTCTTGAAGCTTGAATAGTAAATTTATCTACATCAGGTACAGTTAATATTTCATAAACTTGTTCTAATTCAGCTGCCGTAAAATCAGATGCTCCCGTAACAGTCACACCTGATAAAGTTACATATCGTCCAACCGCTAATCCGTGAGATCCTTTATTTACAGTTACAGTATTTGAACCATTAACTGTCGTTAATGTACATCCTGTGATCGCTGTATCTAAAGGTGTAATGTCAAAAAAATCATTACCATAATATAAAAATAGACCTTGAGATGTACCAATGGCAGCATATTTTTCTCCAGCAAAACTTGCAAATGCGTGTTGAGCTCTTGCAACTCCTGGTAAAGTCTTTTGTCCTGAAGTTAATTGTAACCAACCACCTATTTTTTCAGGTAATCCATATCTAAATCTGACAAAATCACCATCTGTCCACTGACCTTCTGCCCCTGATTCTGTGTCTTGTTTGTTAAATCCAGCCTTGAATTTTAA